CGCCGAGATGGCGGCGATAGCGGGTAAGCGCTTATTGACAGAGCGCGAGTTTAACAATGTGGCGATTGGCGTTACAGAAAACGTCAGTTTAGGTGGCGCGACCGAAACAATCCCAACCTCACAATTTAAACCGCGCTTTACGTCAGTGCATGGCGCACACCAAGTAACAGGCTGTCACTGGACGTGGGGTGAAGACCACGGGCAGCGGGAGATGGGTGCTACGGCCAGCGCATGGGCCTATAGAGCAGTAACCGGCACGCCCTCGCGCGGGCAAATCTATACAGAAACTAGCGTCAGCGACGTGCGAGTTATATTGGGCGGCAGCCGTAACTACGGCGCCATCTCCGGCTCTCGCTGCTCTGGCTGGAGCGACTATCCGTGGTACTCGAGCTGGTACATTGGGGTGCGCTGCGCCTGTGACCACTTGCAGCTTGTTTAAGCACGCGATAGCGTGCGTAGGATTTTTATTTTATGGATACGCCTACTGACTCAAAAGCGTCATTAATCATCGTAGAAAAGTACGAGAACTTTTTTAACTACCTCTACCCTATGTTGATTAATACCAGTCGACAGCACCGCATATTGCGTGACGTTGCTTTGACCGCTTTGTTGAATCAATACCAGTTATTTCGTGAAGCAGGCAAGAGTAATCAAATCTCAAAACTGTATTTAGCGGATGCAGGTATGGCGTATCTACGCGATCTTTTGCGTCTATTGTCTCACCCTGACCGTAGGTTGATTAGCAGACGACAATACGAGGTGGCGTCCAGCCACCTCGCAGAGTCAGGCGCAATACTAGGGGCTTGGATTAAGACGATGCAAAAGCGGACTCACCGAGATTAAGGCGGCAACCGTAACAACGGCTCCATCTCTGGCTCGCGGGCTGCGAATTGGAACAACTATCCGTGGAACTCGAACTGGAACATTGGGGTGCGCTGCGCCTGTGACGACAAATACTTTACACATTAACCCTGCCAAGGCGTGGTTAGTCGATCACTTCTTGTGGTCAGCTCGGTAGTCCGGCTTAGGCAAATACATTAAGAGGTTCAGAGAGCGGTGAGTAGGTTCGCTGAAAGCCGCACTGACATAGCAATGGGAAAAAAGTACAAGCACTTATTTGAGAAAATTATACAGCCTGATAACTTGTGGTGTGCTTATCAAAAAACAGCACGAGGAAAGCGCACTACATTGGAGTACTTGGTTTATCGTCAGCAGGAAGCTAGCAACCTTAAAGCACTTCATCAGCTTTTGCTATCAGGACAATACCTGCCTACCCCACCGCGCCAGTTTCAGGTATTTGAGCCTAAACTGCAACTGATTGAAGCTATTGTGCCGCCCACAGGTACGGGCTTACCCATTGGCAGCCTTAGTAGTCAGCTCTTTGCCAATGTGTACGGCAATATTGTCGATCAATGGCTGGTGCATACGGTGGGCGAGGGTCGCTTTGTGCGCTATATGGACGATATTGTGATCTTGGCGCATGCAGCGGAGTACTTACACGCCCTGCGGCTTCGGCTGGCTTGGTTTGCTGAAGCTGAGCTGGGCTTGAAGTTTTCACACTGGAGCGTTCAGCCGATTAGTCGCGGTGTGAACTTTGTGGGTTATCGCATTTGGACAACCCATAAATTGCTACGCAAAGCCTCGGTGCAACGTGCCAAACGTACCCTTAAATGCCTGCCTGTTGCTAGTGAAGCACGTCAAAAGTTTCTCGCAGCGTGGCGTGGTCATGCCAAACATGCTGATTCTTACAATCTCAGAAAATACCTTGGAGTTTTATGAAACCGCTTTATAACGGTCGTGCGGATATTGACGCCGCATCTGAAGAGACCCGCAACACTTTATTAAAAATGCTCTGGTCGGTTACGATCAATGCCGCAGGTGTGCGCAATGATAGCCCTATGGGTTATACATGGCGGGAGCTGGACGTACTAATGGGCGGCACTCCGCCCGTGCCTGTTCCACCCGCGTCACCCGAACCTGATCCCGTGCCGGAAGCGATTACGCGCCGCCAAGCGCTGCTACTGATTATTAATCAGGGCAAATTTGATCAAGTGGAAGCAGCGGTCAATGGCGCTAATTCACCAGCTCTGCGCGTAGAGTATGACAATCAAATCTGGCGGCGGGATAATTCAGCACTTCGGGCAATGGCTCAACAAGTACTGGGTATGAATGAAGGCGCTATTAATACGTTTTTTGTAGAAGCCTCGAAGTTATAAACAAGATTTGCGGCGCTTTTTAGTGCTGTAGCACCGTTTCATATCATAGCGCTATGAGTAATAGCACTTCACCTTATACATCCAGCCGAAAGCCCATTATGGGCAATACCCTCCAACGCGGCGACATGTGCGTCGCGTTGAGGCTTGAGGCAGATGGTAGCGTTCCGGCTTTAATCCATCTGATTCCGGCAGGATTTTTCCGCGCCCGCGATGGTCGTCCGGCGACATTGCAGTCTAATTTAACCCATTGGTTTTTAGATGCTCCGTCTGCCCAATCCCTTATTTATCGTTTTAATACCGTTGCTATGCCGTTGCTTGTTGATTATGAACACCAAACGATGTCAGCAGAATTCAATGGACAGCCCGCCCCTGCGGCGGGTTGGGGCAAAAACCTGACGTTTGAAGCGGATGGTCTTTATGCCGAAGTCGACTGGACTGAGAAAGCAAAAGCCATGATTCAGTCGGGCGAATATAAGTTTATCTCGCCTGTTTTTACGTACGACGATCAAACGGGGCAAGTGCTTAATCTCCTGCACGTTGCACTAACCAATTATCCCGCATTGACGGATTTAAAACCCGTCACTGCCAAGCAAACAGAATCACAGGAAGTCCCTGATATGCCGTTAAAACCCGAAACATTGGCAGCCTTGGGGCTGCCTGCGACTGCCGATAATGAAGCGGTGCATTCTGCCGTCACTGCACTGAAAAGCGTTGTAGCCAACCCGGCAACACCCGATCCCTCGCAATTCGTGCCCATTGCCCAAGTTGAGGCTATCAAAACTGAATTGGTGCAACTCAAAGCAACTCAGGCTCAGGCTGAAATAGATGCCCTTGTTAAACAGGGCAAGGACGACGGCAAGTTATTGCCTGTCCAAGAATCATGGGCGCGTACGTTAAGCACGGCACAGCTCAAGGCTTACTTAGACCAAACCCCCGCCATTGCCGCGCTTAAGGGCAATCAAACAGGCGGCAAAGCTCCGACCGATGAAGGCGTTAAGGATTTAACACCAGAACAAGCAGAAGCTTGCCGCATTGCCGGTTGGGATGAATCTGTATTTAAAGGGGCTAACTAATGGCTGTTATTACAAGTGCATTAATTCAGGCACTAAATACTGGATTCCGCAAGGATTTCCAGAGCGCTTATGACCAAATGGCGGCAGTGTCGCATTGGTCAAAGATTGCTACTGAAGTACCGTCTAGCACTACCTCAAACACTTACGGCTGGCTTTCGCAAATGCCGCGCTTGCGCGAGTGGGTAGGTGATCGTGTCATTAAAGACATTAAAGAGCACGGCTATCAAATCACAAACAAATCATTCGAGGCTACAGTAGGCGTTCCTCGTACTGCGGTTGAAGATGATAGCGTCGGTATGTACCGCCCTGTTATTTCAGGCCTTGGCAGAAGTGCGGCTGAATTTATTGACGAATTAGTATTTAGCCTGCTGAAAAATGGGCATAACTCTAACTGTTTCGATGGTCAATATTTCTTTGATACCGATCACCCCATTTACCCCAATCATGATGGTACAGGTACAGCAACGGTTGCTTCAAACGTGACAGTAGGTGCGGGTGATGCGTGGTACTTACTCGATACTAACAACATTCTTAAGCCCCTCATTTGGCAAAATCGCAAAGCCGCACAACTGGTAAGCATGACTCAAGATACTGATGAAAAAGTGTTTATGAGTAACGAGTATCGCTATGGCGTGGATATGCGCGGTAATGCGGGCTATGCGTTTTGGCAGTTAGCCCACAAATCACAAGCCGTCCTAGATGAGGCAGGTTACAGCGCTGCACGTACTGCAATGATGAGCCTTAAAGCGGACGGCGGGAAGTCACTGAATGTACGTCCTAATCTTCTGGTCGTGCCACCCAGTCTTGAAGGTAAAGCCCGCTCATTAATCCTTAAAGATAAAGACGCGGGTAATCCTTGGTACGGCACTTGTGAAATCTTAGTTAGCCCTTGGCTGTTATAGGAGTAAATCATGAGCGAAGAAGCTAAAAAACCAGAAGCTAAAGCTGCTAAAACCAAAGTCAAGGTTGCAGCCCGTGGCGTACCGTCTCGTATGCGAGCAGGCATGCAGTTTATAAGCGAAGTACAAGAAGTTGAGGTAACGGCGGAACAATTAGCCGCTATCCGCGCCGATAAGTACTTAACCGTCGAGCTGGTGGCTTAATGATGTACTGCACTCAGGCGGACATTGTAGCGCGGTTTGGCGAGTCTGAACTAAAGCAGCTTACCGACCGCGCAGGCGCAAACACTATCGACAGTGCAGCCGTAGAGGCAGCGATTGCCGACGCGGCGGCTGAGATTGATGGCTACATTGCTACCCGCTATACGCTGCCGCTTGAATCTGTACCCAAAGTCATTACTCGTATTGCGGTAGATATTGCGCTGTATCAGTTGTTTATGGCGCGGCGCATGGGCGCAACCGAAGAAGTGCGTTACCGCTACACCGATGTGCGTAAGTTGCTTGAAAACATTGCAGCGGGAAAGGTTAGCTTAGGCGTTCCAAGTCCGTTACAGTCCGAAAACGACATTGTCATGACCAGCGCTCCTAGTGTTTGGTCGCGTCGCACGACCGAGGATGTAGCATGATTGCGCCTTTAGCGACACTCGAATCCAGTGTTTTAGCGCAATTGCATAGTGTCATTGCTCCCACTGATCTAGCGATTGAGCCATACCCTGAAAAACCGTCTGAATATCAACTGCTGCATCCAAAAGGCGCTCTGTTGGTATTTGTGCAGGGCAGTCGCTATGGCAATTATTCAAACGGCGCAATGCTCCGAAGTACTCGTCTAGTCATTACGTTGCTGATTCGTAACTTTAGTCAGCATCAAGAAGCGTACGACTGGATTGATGCGGTACAGTTGCTTTTATTTGGATTTATACCCGATGGCTGGCAGCCGATAAAAGCTGTTAGCGATCAGTTTGTTAGCGAGGAATCAGGGGTGTGGCAATACGACCTCATCTTTGAAACGACTCGCTTGACTACCTCTCAATTTGATCTCTGTCCTCTCACTATCTAATAAGGAAGTCTCATGACTAACGAAGAATTTGCTGTAATTGCATCCGAAGTTGCTGCTTATAACGAAACTGCTTATACGCAAATCAAGGCGTATGTTGATGCAGGCGACGCTAAATCACTGGCAGACGCCAAGGTTTATGTCGACAGCCTGATCGGCGCGGGCGTCAATGTCCAAGAACTGTTAAATGCTATTAATGCGATTCGTGACGCATTAGACGGCGATGCAGAAAACCCCGGCTTGCAGATGCTTAATAGCTTACTAGCTCAAGTGGCTGATCATGCCGCCCGCATTGCTGCACTTGAAACCGCCAGTACTGCTCATGAAGCAAGCATCACCGAGCTAGAGCAAGCAGTTGCTACTAATGCTACTAATGCTCAAAACGCCTTGGACACCGAAAGTACCGCACGCCAAACGGCTGATAATGCTCTATCTAGTCGCATTACAACTACCGAAAACAACATTGCATCTATTCAAACTGAAATGGGGCAATTTGTAACGGGCGCTCAATTGGCTGAAGTATTCAGTGCAGCCAAAGATTTAGTTTTAGCTAAATTTGCATTGCCTCAAGCGTAATTTATGACCTGCTACCCGCTCCGGCGGGTGGCATTGCCATAGGAGCAATCTAAATGCCTGTCAATATTAACGAAAACCAGCAAGGTTTGTTTTTCGTGTTGGAGGCCGTAGCAACGTCAGGCACTTATACTGCTCCTGCGGTCGCTGCATTTTTACAAACCATTGATTTAAAGCCTGCGTTTAATAAGTCTGATAAAAAAACGCTGAATCTGGATGGGCTGGGGCGGCCTGTTAAAAAAACATTTGCAGCCAAAAAGCATCATCAACTGCCCTTTGGTGTCGCGGTGTCTTGGCCTGCTGCCGCACCGACGGCCACCACCAACCTATTGGCATTTGATCCGGTACTGCAAGTATGTGGTGCTAGTGCGCCTGTATTAGTGCCTGCTACTACCGTTGCCCCTATAGTGCCTGCTCACGTCAAATATACAGAGCTAGACGACATTAATGCGGTGCGTTCGGGTTCGGCTAGTCATCGCCGCACTCGCAGCAGTACCAAGCACTATGAGCGTCAAGTCGCGGGCTGTCGCGGCATGGCTAAGTTCAAATGGAAGGCTGGCGAAGTTCCTAAGTTTGAGTTTGATCTGTTTGGTAAGTGGAAAGAGCGCCAAGCGGTTGCTCCGCTAGTGGGCGCGCCCGGTATTCAGCTAACCAACATTGCTCAACCCAGTAACGCCCTCAATACTGTAAACGTGCTACTCAATGGTAAGGCATTGTGCGCTGTTGAAATTGATGATGATAACGTTTGGCGTATGAAAGCGAATGTTATCGAAAACCTGTGCGGTGTGGGCGCTCAGGCTGAATTGGTGGAAGACGGCAAGCTAGTGGTAACAGCACGGCATGTGGACATCGAAACCGAATTTAACCCCGACCTGTACTGGGGGAATGACTATCCTTTTGAATTTACGATCAAGGGTGACGGCGCTCTTAATGTGCGCTCCTTGCGCTTTAGCTGGGCGCTGGTAAACGTTGAAGATGTTGAAGATGTGGTGGTTGATGGTTTGCTGCACCACAAATTTACACTGAAAAAGCTAAGCCCCTTAGTTCTGCAACATTTCTAAAAATAGGTGATTTATGAGTTTTTTAAGAGCGATTACACCCAACATTCGTAAAGAAATCAGCGTTAAAACGCCGGATGGTGAACAGCAATTCTTGGTACTTTGGAAGCGCCCCAATGATGATCAGCGCTTAGAGTTGATTGCCGCTATTAATTCCCGCGTGGAAGCCATGAATGCAGCTAAAACCGCGGCTGAGCAACAGGAAGCCACTAAGCAATATGTGATCGAATCTCGTGCTCGTATTAAGTCGTTTTTACACGGCTGGGAGCTAAAAGACGGTGATCTGAATGTGGATTTTAACGACACCAATGTCGATGAAATGCTGCAATGGACGGAGTACCGCAATCCCTTAGATGCCTCACTTATGAACGTATTAAGCCTTACTCAAGAGGACGCCAAAGCGGGAAACTCGTTGAGTGCGGACAGCACTTCGCCCGCCCCGACAACAGTGGAAAAATAAAGCAGCTCGAAGGCGTGCTGGAGGATGCTAAGTACTACGGAGCGCCTCCAGAGCAAACTAAAGTGCTTGAATCCCAGATAGCAGAGCTTAAAAACGAACCTGCTTTTGAAGTGTGGGAAGAAAATTGGCACGCCCTCGAAATCTTTTTAGAGCTATGCAGTCAATGGTTGGTAAGCCCGCACGGAGGTTTTTTAGGGCTAAATGGGCAAGTACTTTTAAGCTATCTAGCCCTATTTGACGAGCCAAAGCCCGTACAACGGCAGCTTTATAAAGATGTGCAGCTAATTGCGGCTGGTGCAATCAGCGCTTGGCGCAAGCAAAGCGAATCGAAAACGAACAACGAATCAACGAGCGAAGACGAAGACAATGGCGACGAATGATCTTGAAATGCG